AGATTATCTATATGGTACTGCTAGTGACAGTTATGCTGAATTAGAAACTCTTATTCCTAATAAGGGTGAGATTGTTAAGATCTATCAGAGATTACGTTTTGATGGTGATGTAGTTGATGGTCCTTGGGTCATGAACGAAACTGTTTCTAAGAATGGTGATCCATCAGTTACTGGTGTTATATACGGAGTTCATTCAGATGAGAACTTTAATTACTTAGATATTGAAGTTACTGGTAATCCTTGGGCTATTACTGACTATGTTGTTGGTTCTACAAATAACACAACAGCACAGGTTAGTTTGATAGAGGATCGTATACAGATTATTGATCTTGATGGTGAGTTTGACGCAACTGTACCGTTTAAAGGATATACAAGTGGTGCTTCTGCTACACCTACAGACTTCCTTAGAAATGAAGCTGCTATTCTTGATAATACTGGCGGTACTTTAACAGTTGATACTGAAACTCTTGTTGGTGCATTTGAACAAACTTCTGTTGTTTATCCAGAAACTTCTAGACAATTTATTACTGTAAGTAAGTACAATGGTTTAGATATTGGTGTTGGTGACAGAATAGCATCAAATGGATACGTAAGAATTGGTATTTCTATTATTAGTGATTTGAGTCAATTTACTGTTGGTAACAGACTTTATAAAGTTATTGGTGGTGTTGCTGATCAAAATAATTATGGAATTATTACTGAGGTTGATATAGATAACAACTTCCTTTATATCGCTGATTTCCAAGGAGATATAATTACAAATGGTGATCTCGTAGGTGATTATGGTCTTGGTGGTAACTTCCCTGTAGGTTACGCATCAGTAATTACTAGAGTTGTAACTCCTGGTGCTGGTGCTGCATTAGTACAAGACATACGTCCAGATGGTCAATACAAGAGATTGTATTTAAGTGACATTACAGGAACATTTGATCTTAAAGACTCTGTTATTGGACCTGGAGATTATAAGGCAGCAGTTCAAAATAAAGTTGATCTTAAAGCACGTGTTAAGAGAGCGTTTAAGGGATTTGATGGTATTCAAGATACATTCAATCTAACGATTGATAATGGTGTTAATTACCTTCCAGATCCAGAAGGACATCTTCTTGTATACATCAATGGTATTCTACAACCTCCAGGTGGTACTAACGCATATACAGCGTTCTCTAATCAGATTCAATTCACAGAACCACCAGAACTAGGTGCATCCTTCACAGGATTCTACGTAGGTAAGTTGAGACAGTTGGATGATATTTCATTCGAGTTCGACTCCTTACGTCAGTCATTTAACCTCAAACGTAATGATGTATTCTACTCATTAACACTAACAGAAGGTGTTCAATCTTCTACCATACGTCCAGAAAATAACATCATCGTTTCACTAAATGGTGTTGTTCAGGAACCAGGCGTAGGTTTCGAGATTGTTGGTTCTAGAATTATCTTCTCTGAAATTCCTCGTGTGGGATCAACATTCGTTGCCTTCTCCTACGTTGGTTCTGAGGCAGACGTTGATGCTGCTGAAGTTGTTCCACCTATCGAACCTGGTGACTTTATTGACATCCAAGGTGAGACCGCAGACAGAGAGGTTGCTGTTATTGAGTCTTCAAACTCTCTAATTACTTTCGACTATCTTGGATCTGTATTTGGACAAGATGCTAAAGCAACTGCAATTTTAACTTCTGGATTCATCAATGATGTTCAGGTAACATCTGGTGGTTCTGGATATACAACTAGACCGAATGTTAGAATCGATTCTATATCTGGATTTGATGGAAACATCAGAGCATTGATCGGGGTTGCAGGTGTTGAAATGAATAATGCTGGATCTGGATATAAGGATCCAAAAGTTGAAGTTGAAACAACTGTTCCTCTTGATTGGAACGCACCTGATCTTAGCCTATACGGTGAAGAAGAGGTAGACCCCGAAACACCATAAATAACTAAAAAATGTAGCGAGTAATGGCCAAACAATCACTAAATCTTGGTACGGTAGCTAATGATAACACAGGGGATACCCTGCGTGGTGGAGGCGACAAGATAAACGATAATTTTAATGAAATATATTCTGCTATTGGTAATGGTACTAATATAACTGTTGATGTTACTAACCCTGCAGTAGGGCAAGTATTAAGGTACAATGGATCTCAATTCGCTCCATCTGACTATGCTAATTTAACATCATCATTAGACGTTAATGGTAACTCTATAGTTTCTTCTAGTAATGGTAATATTAATATTGCTGCAAATGGTACTGGTAATTTAACTATTGGTGTTGGTGGTATTACTAATACTTTTGCAGGTGTGGATGGTGTTATTGATATGCCAACCAAAGTTAAGTATAAGAATGAATATTCCGCATTAGGAAATGCACCTTCTGCTGCATCTTACGGAGGTTATTTTTTCACTGTTGATGGTGATGATAATCCTTATGTGAATATTAATATTACTACTGGTGGTGTTGGGGATGTTAGAGCAAAGATAGCAACTGAATATTCTAGTATTGATTTATTAGGGGATGTAGATACAACAACTGCTGCTCCTACAAATTTACAAGTTTTAAAATGGAATGCATCAACTAGTAAATGGACTCCTCAAGATGATGAATCTGGTCTTTCATCATTGAATACATGGGCCACCGTTGATGGTGATACTGGATCTACAACAGCAAATGCACAGGCAGATACGTTAACTATTGCTGGTGGAACTAATATAACAACGACAGTTGTTGGTGATACATTAACAGTAGATTTCAGTGGTACTTTAACTACTACGCTATCAGCATTAACTGATACTGATTTGAGTGGAGCAGTTCAAGGTGATTCACTATTCTTTAATGGTACTAATTGGATTGCGACTAGAAGTCCTATTACATGGTGGGAATTGAATGCTAATGGTGCATCAGATTACACATTTACTGGACCTGGATTTGCGTCTGCTACTGCTGATGCAACTCTTTATGTTATGAGGGGTCTGACATATGCTTTTGATAATACTGTCCAAGCAACTGCACACCCATTTAGAATTCAAAGTACTCAAGGTTTAACTGGAACTCCTTATACTAGCGGTCAGACTGGTAGTGGAACTGCAGTTCTTTATTGGACAGTTCCAATGGATGCTCCAAGTACTCTTTATTATCAATGTACACTCCATGCAGCAATGCAAGGAACTATTAACGTAGTTGGTTAATAAGATATGTCAACAAGAACTGTTCCTGGATACGGTGCTGTAATTGAACCCATATTTGATGAAAAATTTGGTGTTCGTGCAATACAAGTAGTTGATGGTGGTAGTGGTTATGATATAACTAATCCTCCAAGATTAACTGTTACTGGTTGTGGTACTCCGACACAGGAAGCACTTCTATATCCAATTATTGATGAGTTATCTGGAAGGATAGTTCATGTTAGAGTTTTAGAAAGAGGTCTTGGATATGATCCTCTTAGATTACAAATAATACCAACACAAGATACACCAACTGTCATACAATCTTTTGATATTAATAGGATATGGCAGTCACATCCCAATTCACCCACAACTGGATTATTCACTGCTAATAGTGATAGATTAAGAATACAGAGTGATAATCATCCAAAACCAACACCCCTTTTAGCAGAAAGAGCTCCTGGTGGTGGGTCTGGTGGTGCTCTTGCTCAGTATACACCTTCAGCAATTAACTACAATCCTACTACTGGTTTAATGGAAATGACCATTGGGAGTCATAGTTATACTACAGGTGATAGCATTAAAATTGGAACTGATTCATTAACATTTACTTGTGCCTTAGATGATCACGGTACAGATCATACATATCCTCGTGCAACTGATCCAGTAGCAGGTGTTGCTATACCAATTCTCTCTACAACATCTACAACTATTACCGTACAAGTATTGGGTGTTGCTCCTGCAACTAATACCAGTGCTCATACCTTTAAGTCTGCTACTTTTGGTGCAGTTACTAGTGGTGGATCATTAGTAGATCGTTCATTTGATCAAACTTATATTTTTAGGGGTGGTAAAGATGCTCCGAATCCTGTTGCTAGAGAAGAGCAAAATAATAAAGCATTAGGTATAATGGCAAATGGAGTTCAACTCCATACTCCAGAATGGGGTCAAGCTGGAAATCCTACTCCTGGATTTTCAATTGATGCAGTTAAACATTCACATATTAAAAGTAACACTTCTTTCGATGCAGTAGTAGATGGTAATACTTATTATTATCAATCATCTAGATTGATTTCTGAGTTTGCTGAACATAATGGTGTGTTTGATTGGGGTAAGATTAGACCTTTTACTTGGAACATCAAAACAGAATTTGATAACTTGATGTTTGAAGTTGGTAATGTTGATGAAACTTTAGGTGTAGTTGAGATAGGTAGAACTATAGATGCTATAGCTACTACTGCTAAAGCAGAAATTGCAAAGATTGTAAGAAATAATTTAGGAACTATAACTCACATCTATGTTAGAAATATAAGTGGGTCTGATGAGTTTGCTGAGAATAATGTTGTTTTAGGATCTACTGGATTTAGTTTTAAAATATTAGAACCACCAACAACGTTAACTAACGGTATTTTTTATATTGAGTTTGGTCCAGATTCTACAGAGTTTGGTCCTTTTGTTGAGGGACAATATTATTTTGCACCAGAAAATATTAAGGTACAGAGAAATTATTTAATTATTTGGAATCAATCAGATTCATCTAATCAACCGTCTGGTCATCATCCTCATGGACATCCTATGCAGTTTAGTACCACACAGGATGGGTTGTTAAATGGTGGTAGTTTGTATTATAAGAGTACAGGAATAACAGAAGCACCATCTACAGATTATGAAAATGAGTTTAAACCTTTATTCATAATGAATGGTGATGAAAATAGTAGAATATATTATTACTGTAAGTATCACAGATATATGTCTGGGTATGAAGGTCATGAAGGATATATGACTTTGGATCTAGAAATAGATGATGATCCTTTACCTAATGATTATTATATTACAGACTATTATCAGAGTAATGAATCTGATCCTTCTACTATAGATTATTCACGGCATGCTGATGGTCATTCTAAGATATTGGGAATGGCATTTGATGGATATCCAATTTATGGACCTTATGGATATGATAGTACTAATACCGTTGCTAGAGAAGTTAGTGGATTTAGATATAGAGTAGGTGATGAATTAGCTGGTGCTAGACCCGATGTAGTTACTGCAGAAACTATAACTTATGCTGTAACAGTTGCTAATGGTGAGTTTAATATTGATGGTAGCACTGTTCCTTTCTTAAGTTTATGGAGAGGAAAAACATATGTATTCCAACAGAATGATTCTAGTAATGATAATGAACAGTTATTAATATCTACTACTGATGATGGGTGGCATGCTGGTACTCCACCAGATACAACATATCTTTTTGAAGGACCAGGTATTACCTATTGGTTAGAAGGATCCGAAGTAACTTATAGTGCTTATATTAGTGGGTTTAATGCTGCTACTGCAAGAGAGATAAGATTTGAAGTACCTGTAACTGCACCTCTTGCTTTGTATACTTTTGGTTATACAACTTCTGGTATTGGTATAAGAACAGTTCAAGATGGATATGTAATTGGAGATTTAGTTCAAGATTATATTTGGGATACTAGTGTTGGTACTTTGGATGAACATAATGGTAAATTTGCTGTTACTCCTGAGTATCCTAATGGAACTTATGCTTATTTCTTAACAGAAAACGGTAGTGGTGTTCCAACTTATCCTTATGCAATTGGACCAACAATGTATGGTACTCCATTGTTTGAGGGTGATGCTGTCCCTGCTCAACCAGATACATTCCCAGCTGGTGCAGAAGGAGAGGTTGTATTGAATACTGATGGTACTGTCAGTTATGTTAAGATGACAAAGAAGGGTGATAATTATTTTGGTGATGCAACCGCAAGGATATTGGGTGGAGAGGGTACTGGTGCTACAGGAACACCAACTGTACAGACAGTTACAGGTTTATCATTATTACAAGGTGGAAGAGATTATGCTACACCACCAACACTTATCTTTGAAGGTGGTGGAGGACAAGGTGCTCAAGGTGCTGCTGAAATTGATGTACTTGGTAGAGTTACTAATATTAATATTGTAGATGAAGGTGAATATTATCAGGAACCTCCTTATATTCTTATTAATGGTGGTGGAGGTATTGGTGCTAAAGCTATAGCAAAAGTTGCTCAAGGTGTTATTACTGATATTGAAATTACAGATCCAGGTAGCGGATATATTAATCAACCTAAAGTAATATTCACAAAATTAGTTAACTTAAAACGTAAGTCAAGATCAAGACAGGCATACAATTCTGTTGCTGGTTTCCTCACTGGTCTTGTTAAGGATGTATCAAAATCTGATACCGAATTATATGTCGATTCTACTGATGCTTTCCCTGGTTCTGGTGAATTAATACTTAATAAAGAAACTATTGCATATACTGCTAAATCTAAAGGTAAATTCTCTGGTTTAACTAGAGGAGTTAATTTTAATTTTGATCAGAGAATCGTTCTTGATGCTGGACAGATTGATGGTGAGGGTAATTCGACTTATAAGTTTAATGTTAATGATAGAGTTATTAGAAAAATTGAAAATGAAGGTAATAAGGTTGCAAAGGTATATGACTGGGATCCAACAACTAGAGAATTATTAGTAACATTTGAAGTTGATGAATTAGCATTTATTGATGCTGGAATACCATCAACTGAAGATGCTATTGTTCAATTTGATGCTGGTCTTGCAGCATCTGCTCCAGGTGGATTTAATCCTCATGTTCTTTTAGATGTAGATTCATCTGAAGGTGCATTTATTGTAGCTTTAACAGAACCAATATCTCAAATAATAGATAAAGAATTTGAAGACAACGATGAATTAGATGGTGCTGGAGATGGAATTATAGATCTTGTTAATGCAGGAACTGATTATGAAAATCAAATAAATCTTGATGGTGGTATCCATACTTCATTGTATGGTATTGAAGAAACCCAAGGTGGTCAAAATACAACTCTATTCCAAGTTGGTGATCAGGTTAAAGATGGTAGTTTGCCATTTAAGTATGCTACAGTTAGTGATGCAGGTACTTTAACTGATGGTGTTCCACATACTGCACTTATAAAATTATTCTTAGATCCTAATCTTTCTAATGGATTGAATTTTGGTGTTAACGAAATTGTTACTGGATCTGTTTCTGGTGTTAGAGCAACTGTAGTTTCTTGGGATCCAGTTAATTCTGTACTTATAGTTCAGGATATAACTCCATTCAATACTGGTAATGTTAATGTAGGTATAGGTGGATACTTGTATGAGTTTTCACATGATAGTACCGTGGTTGATTTTATAATTCAAAGTCCAGGTACTAACTATACAGCAGTTCCAACAGTAACAGTTGAGAATGTTGGTGATATACAATGTACAGCAACTGTTAATTTAACATCTGCACAAGACCAAGTTGCTTCATGTACTATTGTCAATGGTGGTTATGGAATTGTGCAATCTGTTGACAATACATATAATACACATCCAACAGTAACTTTCGTTAATGCAATTGGTGATTCCACTGGAGGTGGAGCAGCTGCTCAAGTAGTTCTGGGTGGAGAAGATATAATGGGTAACGGTGGTGCTACTTATAGACTCAGTAGAATTGAGTATTCTGCACAACTCCGTTCGTAATACACATAAATAAACAAGAGGACAATAGTCACTAGGAAATGGCAGCTCTATTAACTGATCAATTTAGAATATTTTCGGCACAGAAATTCATAAAAGCTCTTGAAGGTCCAGATGCGACTCAAAGTGATGATGCTGCTGGAACTTCTCGTGATCGCATATACTTATTCATTGGAAGACCACAAAGTTGGGACAATGAAAACTCACCACCGCAAGCAGTAGATTCTTTTGCAGAATTTTCTGGATCATATGATGATATGATCTCTCTGAAAAGAGTTCTTGCTGCTGATACAGTACAGGTTGCTCGTAGAATTGACTGGGTTTCCCCAGAACAAACTACTGGTGGATTAGGTTTTACCTATGACATGTACAGACATGACTATTCTCCTAGTAGAACTGCTGCCTCTGGTGCTACTAAACTATATGATTCTGATTTTTATGTTGTAAATTCTCAGTATCAAGTTTATAAGTGCATCTATAACGGAACATCTCCTAGCGATCCTAACGGAAAACCCTCTACAGTTGAACCTACTGGTACTAGTACCTCTATTGTTACAACTGGTGATGGTTATCGTTGGAAGTATATGTATACTATTCCAGTTGCATCTGTTCTTAAGTTTTTTAGTAATGACTATATGCCAGTCTTTACTAATGACGCAGTGAAAACGAACGCAGTTGAGGGTGAAATTGACACTATTGTTATTACTGCTGCTGGTGCTGGTTACAACAACGGCACTTACGATAACGTCGCCATTAATGGTGATGGAACTGGCGGTAGGGTTAGTATTGTTGTTGATGGTGGTAAGATCATTTCTGCTACCGTTACTTCTGGTGGTACTGGATATACCTTTGGTAAAATTTCTGTTGATAATATTACTGGTATTGGTACTGGTCAAGGTGGTCAAGTCGATGTGATTATTCCTCCTCCAGGTGGTCATGGAAATGATACTATTGTTGAACTTGGTGCATTCCGAGTTATGATTAATGCCAAACTCTCATATGATGAGGGTGCTGGTGACTTCCCTATTGATAATGATTACCGTCGTATTGGTTTAATCACAAATCCACTCAAGTTTGGTACAACTGAGTTGATTTCTGATTTAACGGTTTCTGCTACTAAAGCAGTTATTTTTGCACCAACATTCCAAGGTAACTATGTTCCTGATGAAATCATCACCCAGACACGTGTTGTTGGTGGTACAAATGTTACCTCTCGTGCAAGAGTTATTTCATGGAATGCTACAACTAAAGTTCTGAAATATTATCAGAATGCTGTTGATGGTATTTTCCCTGAAGTTACAGGTACTCAAAACGAATTTGATGGATCTAATGTTATTAGTGGATCAACTTCGGGTGCTGCTGGACAACCAGACGTTAACTTCCCTGCTGTACCAAATACTTCTTCTAGAACTATTAACAATACTGAATATGATCTTGGTATGAAATTTAACTCTGGATATGCTAAACCAGAGATTAAGTCAAATAGTGGTCAGGTTGTATACATAGATAATAGGAGATCAATCAGTCGTGCAAACGACCAAGTAGAAGACATTAAAATCGTAATCGAGTTCTAACCGAATGGCACAAAATACTAACTTAAACGTAACACCGTATTACGACGACTTTGATAAAGATAAGAATTTTTATCGAGTGCTGTTCCGACCTGGATTTCCTATACAGGCAAGGGAACTTACAACAATGCAGAGTATTCTGCAGAATCAAATTGAGTCTATGGGAACTGCAACCTTCAAAGAAGGTGCAATGGTTATTCCAGGACAGGTTGGTTACGACTTAAATGTACAAGCAATATTAATTCAAGAGTCATTCCTTGGTAGTGAAGTTGAAACATATAGAACTCAGTTAGATGGATCTATTATTGAAGGTTTGACAACAGGTGTTAGGGCAAAAGTTCTTTATAGTATTTCTGCTACTGAATCCGAGAAAGGTTATATAACGTTATATGTTAAGTATATTGATTCTGGTGATACTACATCATCAACATCATCTAAGACTTTCCAAATTAATGAGCAGTTGATTGCTGATAAAGAGATTACATTTGGATCGACTCTTATTGAAATTGGTACTCCATTTGCACAGTTACTTCCAGTAAATGCTACTGAGGTTGGATCTGCTGCTTATATTAGTGAAGGTGTATATTATATTAGAGGTCATTTTATAAATGTTCCTTCCGCATATTTATTATTAGATCAGTATAGTAATAATCCATCTTATAGGGTTGGTTTAGAAGTTTTAGAATCTATCATAACTCCAGAAGATGATGAGAGTTTGAATGATAACGCTGCTGGTACGTCAAACTATTCCGCACCAGGTGGTCATAGATTTAGAATTAAAACACAATTTGTTAAGAGATTAATTAGTGATGATGCTGATAAAGATTTTATTGAACTATTAAGGATTAATAAGAGTAGAGTAGAGAATTTTGTTAACAGAACAGCATATAGTGAATTAGAAAGATCGATGGCTCGTAGGACTTTTGAAGAGTCTGGAGACTATGTAATTGATACTTTTGATGTAAAGGTTAGAGAACATCTTAATGATGGATTTAATAATGGTGTATATTCTTTGAATGAAACTTCTGCTGATGGTAATTTAGCTAATGAAGGAAAACTTGCTATTGAAGTTTCTCCAGGTAAAGCATATGTTAAAGGATATCGCACAGAATTTATTGCACCACAATATGTTGATGTAGATAAGCCTAGAGATTTTGACATGAGTAATAACTCAATTGTCAATTTCAACTTAGGTAACTTTGTAAAGGTTTATGATGTATGGGGATGGCCAGAAATTTCTGGTGAT